GGTTCCTGTTCCTACAATAGACAGTCTATTAGTTGTTATACCTGCTCTGTAAGTACCTTCGATTTTTGAAGAGGTAGTTGATAAACCTGCAATCGTAATTACGTTGAAATTCAAGAAATTGTGAGGTTTGTCATTATAGACAACATATTCACCGTTGACATCACTAGAGTAAATTTCAACATTTGAGAGAGTGCTTGTTGCTACACTAACTGAATTAACAGTCCTACCTTTTAAGTGAGATACTTTGGCTGATAATCCGTCACCTCTAGTATCAGAATTATCAAATACAATTTGATCTCCAATTCTATAATCAACACCCGCACTAGAAATTCCAATTAAGTTCACCGTTCCGGGTTGAACAGAATTGATCTTTGCAGATTGTTTTAATTTATTTGGAACATCAATATAAGAATATTCTAAATTGTCTTCAATGATGTTATAAGGATGAGTGTTTCTTCTCCACCTATCAGAGTCTAACGCTTCTTGCAATGAAGTATTTTTAAAATTATAATCATCAGGTATTGACTGATAATTATCTCCGATCAGATATGGGAATACTGGTTTTTTATATTTTTCAAATACTCCGGAATTATCAGAATCTGAATTAATAGTAGTAAAATAAGCATATGTTCCATTGGGATATTCTGGAGTAATGCAAAATCTTCCATTATTTGCATCAAGAACATCATCATCACTTACTTCAAAATGACTGTAATCCTCAACAAAGAATCCCTCAGGAAAAATAGAGGTGGGTGGTCTGTTTGATTTAATATCTATTTTGTACCCAGATTTTATCTGGGTAATTGTTCCACCAGATTTTGATGAATATCCATATGGTCCATAAATTGGATTGCCATCATATGCAAAACCAATAATTGGGGAGTGTTTTGTCGAAGATTGTTCGATACCATTTACTTGTCTTAAATCAGATTCACCATATAATTTGTTACCATTTTGATCTACTGCGAAAATATTTTCTCTTAATTTTCTAGGTGCATATAAATGAGTGTATTGCAATTCATTTTGAGTTACTCTTGAATCAACAATAAAACCATCATCACTTTCAAAATATTGAAGGTATTTTTCAAATAAATTTACTCTCCAAGTTTTAAGGTTAGATTTAAATTTTGGTGGATTGCTATTTCCAGATGGTGTTATGGTAATTGAAGTTGTGTCTTCCAAATAACCAGCACCTTTTTCAATTATATTGACTGACGTTACAGATCCATTAACTATGTTTAATGTAATTACTGCACCTACTCCATCACCTATAACATCAACATCAGGTGGAGAATTATATCCACTTCCAGAATTTTGTACAATTACTTGAACAATTCTACCATTTTCAATAATTGGTTTTAATTGACAATTAGAACCTGAATTTATTGTAACTTGTGGTTGATGATCAAGATTTAAAATTTCAGAAGATCCATATCCAACACCATTGTTTTCAAGATGTACTGATGTTACTGAACCTCTAAACACAGGTGTGATTGATGCTTCAAACGTTTCTAACCCAATCGACGAAATTCCAACCTCACCTTTTAAAGTAACGGTAATATCAGGGTAATTAAATACATGAGTTCCTACACCAACTGATGTAAGATTTACATATTGCTTAGTTCTATAATAAAATTCTTTATCTGAAGTTACTCCAACCTGAGACAGTTTGAATGAATTATCATTTTCTTTTGTGACATAGTAATCCGTATCAACGTTAAGACCATTTACTGGTGTTCCAACACAAGTATATCTTACCAACTCACCTGAATTGTAATCGTGGTTACTGATAGTAATTGTATTACTTGCAGTGCTTACACCAGAAGTTGCTGATGTAGTTCTTTTCTTATTCTGATATCCTAATCCTCCATTAACTACGTTAATAGAATCTACAACTGATTTTTTGCTAACTGATTTTAATGAATGCTTGCCAACTCCAAAATCAGTTAAGAAAACAGTGTTGATGCCTAAGATTGCGTCATTTTGCTTAGGATGTAAACTTACAGTGACATCATCAATTGTTGATACGTAATATTGTGCATTAGTAACAATGCCTGCAATTCCGTCTTGATTGTTAGTTATGTAAATTACTTCCTCAGCATTTTTGAATTTGTGATAGGTAGAAAATCCAATTCTAGACTGAGTAGATGCAGTTCCAATTACAACCTGATCTTTAGCATTGTCTGCAAAAAACTCAGGTTCATGATCAATGAGTTTCATATTTACAGATGCCACAGCACCTTTTCCATTTCCACCATCAATTTTAATTGTTGGTGTGTTAAGGTAATCAAATCCAGAATTTTTAATTAAAATTTCTTGAAGAGACCCACTTATTGCAAGATATCCAGTTGCTCCAGTTCCAACACTATCTGATATTAAAAGTTCTGGTGGATTTACAATATCTAAGTCTGATCCAGGTGAAGTAACCTCTATTTCTTCAATTGAACCATATTTAATTTCTTGTGTTGACTTATAATTTGAAATTTCAACACCATTAATAAGAATACCAGTAGTTCCGGGTTTTGTCTGATTTATTGAACCATCATTTAAAGGTTTCGATATCTTTCTAAGAAGATTTTGAGGTTTTAAATTTTTAGAGTAAAATTCAAATGGAATAACAATACTATTTCTAACCGAAGTTGAAGTATCGACACTTACATACTTTGAGTTGTAAATATTACTTTTACTTTTTGCGAATTTTATTGTAAATGAATTAACTCTTTCGACATAATATTCCCCATCTGCAAAAAGACCAGTGCCTCTTACTAATCTTGTCGCACTGTTACCAAATTCATCAATATAAGTTTCTGAAACTCTTTCTGCTGCATAATAGACTTTATCTCCAGTATAAAGTCCATGATCTTTCCCCGGAGAAATAATAAACTCAGTACCATTAAACGTGCCACTAAATTTTATCTCTCTAGAGTTTGTAAGAAGAGGCTGTCCTTTATATGATGGGATTGAAGGTGATGCAACAAGATAATCATCACCACTTACACTTTTGTAAACGTTTTGAATATTGGTCGAATAAATGTTTGCTGTTGGAAAGAAATTAGATTTTGTTTTTGAAATATTTCTTTGAATCTTAAAAGTAAGATTTGTATCAAGTTGACCCTGACCTCTAATTGTGAATGATTTTTCCGTTTTTACGTCAATAATTGATGTAGGTAATTTTGTTCCATCAGACAATACTAACGATGCACTGTCACCACCATTGAAAATATTTTCTACATTAAGAGTGATTTCATAAGTAAAATTAGAGGAGTCTATTAAATCAATACTTTTGACTTTATAAATTGGCGCTAAGTTATAAATCCAGTTATTTGTCTTTTTATTGTTTTCAGAGATACCCAAAGACGAAATATTAATTGTTTCTCCTTTTTTTAATCCTTTAGAGTTTGAAGGATTGTCTATTGAATTAATTACAGAATTAACTCTTACTTTAATCACATCACTTCCATCAAACGTGGATGCATAGGCAAAAGTATTGACTCCAACGGTTGATGCATCAGTAATAGTTTTACTTACATTTGATACACCGAAAAATTGTGTTAATGATTTTGATGTATAAGAAACTACACCAGTTGTTGTGTCAGAATAAACTACATGCAATTCACCATCTGTGCTGAACCCGACAGTAGAATCAACGTCAAAAACTGTTGCTCCAGCAGATACTTGTCCTATAATTTTAGTGGTTGGTTCAACTTGAAATTCTCCATATGCAGATCCATCAACACCAATGTCTCTATTATATCCACCATCAAATGTCAATCTATAAAATGTTTTACCAAATCCAACATCTACTTTTTCAACAGATGAAATTGGTGCATATGCCTTTTCAATAATATCATCATATTGATCTTGATATAATGTAGCATTTTCCAATTCGAGTGGATTACCTGAAATAGGTTCAACCACCATCTCATTTAATACCCTAAAATTGGCATTTGATGGTGTTACTAAGTTGTCTCTTGGTTTAATTACCTGTACATCTTCGTTATAAAGTGCCTTGAAAAGAATTTCAAAAGATCTATCAGTTCCTTTTGTGAGATAAAAATCTTTTGATTGTTTTAAAAATAGTTTTTGATTTAAATCAGGATTAAGACTTCTTTCCTCAAATCCAGGAAGAATTTGATGTTTAGTTTTTACTAAAAAATCTTTCAGGAAAAGAACAGATAAATTTTTAATTGTGGAACCTGAATCATGATCTTCAGCAGAGCTAGTTTTAAATATAACCTCCTCTGAAGATAGTTCACTTCTATAAGAAGTAATTCCAATAAAACCTCTTTTGCACCCAGTAAAAGAAAAACTTGTTTTTCCAGTATAAGTTATAATTTCATCATCAATTTGAATTAATCCATAAGAATCGGGAAATCCATCTGTTCCTGTAGGAGATTTTGAGGTTGAAACATTAATAGTTGTATCATCAAATTCAATATCACCTTCAAGAATAATTTCTGAAGAAAGATTGGTTGTATTATCAACTTTAATATATCTGTCAATATTCTGAATTAAATCTACAGGACCACCTTGATACTCTTGTCCTCTATAATATGACTCTAAGAAAGATTCAACAAGTGGAAAATCTTCCCTAACATATGCGGGAAGTTGATTAGAGACGATTGTGCTAAACTGTACTCTGTTTTCTGACATTTTATTTTAACTTCTTAGTAAGAGGATGATCCTGATGTAGATGCTCCAGATGTTGATACAGTGCTGGATGGTGTTGATGGTGTGGTAGTTGACGGTGCTGTAGCAGTGGAGGTCGTGTTAATTCGTCTGCTAACAGGTCCACCTGATCTTACTAAATTACCATTAGGGTAACTTGAAGAAACGTTGTAATTTGATGCCGAGGGATCAAGACCCGACGAAATATTATCAACTATTACATCAAATACACTACTACTAGTATCTAGTTGCAAATAAAGATCCTGTAATCCAATAACATCATTTGAAGTTGGAGTTGCCTCAATTTCTATAATAGGTCTTCCGTCTTTTAATTTTGCCTCTAAAATATTTACTGGATTCATTGTAATTATTCCATTTGAATAATTAACAAATCCAACATTTCTTCTTACAATTGTCGGAGATTGTGATGAAACAGATGGAAGTGTAAAATAGAACAGTATGCCAGTTACACCATCACCACTTGGTAAATCTGACATATAAACTGGTTCCTGAATTCCAGCAACTCTAAAAGAACTTGTTTTAATATTATATCCGTTTTGATTTTTAACATGGAATGGATTACCAAATCCAATTTGATATTCTGCAAATGTATTGAGAACGACTCTTAAGTCTCTTCTCATAGCAACTGTAGTAATATTAGATGTCACAGACTCGTGACTATTGTCAAGAATCTTTAAAAACTTACTATATTTAAATCTTGCACCATACTTATTTAATTCGCTTGACTCTGCATACTTATTTGCATTGTTTTGACAAATAGTAGATACAAAAGCAGCAGATGGTGCTAAATTTGTGTTATAATAGATCTTTGAATTAACTTCTAAGTAAAGGTATTTAAGATCTAAAATTTCAGGTACGATTCCAGCAACTGAATACTTCTTTAATTTAAGTTTGATATTTTCTTTAATTGAATTGGGTAAAAAATCACCAAATCTTGGTTTAATACTAATGAATACTTTGCCATATTGTGGTGGAATAATTTCCTCTCCTCCAAAGACTGAGATAGATTCCGTCTCAGGATAAATTTTTGAAGGAATCAAAGTTTCATAATCATTTGCAGTTAACGCACGATTTTGTGACGCATATATTCTAGGAGCATATTTTTTGATTGACTCTACTCCTTCAATTTCTTCTCCACCAGATGCTATAAGACCAGTTGTGTAAAGTGAAATACCAGAAGTTACATTGTAGTTTTGAGAATTTCTTGTATAAGTGATTCTACCCGCAAATGTAAAATCTATGATGCCATTTGCTGCATCACCACTCGATGTAATGTAATCTACAGTAATAAAATTGTTATTTTCTAGTTTTTTACCAAAAACATTGTCACCAAAAATCAATTCATATCTTTCATCCTCAGATTCTTGAATAAAATAAACATTTGAATCAGAAGTTACTTCAAAAAGACTGTCTTGAAGTGAATATCTAACAGATTTAGAAGAATTTTCATTTGGTCTGACTGTAACACCAATTAAATCCGTGTCAATTCCAATATTATTCAGAATAAACTTCTGATTTGGAACCCTTGAGTTATATGTAAACGTATTTGTGAGAAAAGTGCCCTCATAAATTGAAATATTATCGAAAGATGCAATATTTTCAACAACAGGGACTGTAATATCGTCTAAAATACAAAAAGTAAACGAACCATTTCCAAAAGATCCTTGGGTTGTTGCTACAATTCCTTTTTTTAAGGTTAATGTGCTTGGTGCTGGAGTGATATTTGTTGTATCTACAAAAAAACTAACAACTGCTCTTGCTGATTTTCTAGATCTTGGTGTATATCCAATGTTTCTTGCTAAAGATACCACATTTTCTCTTAATGTGGCACTATCAATAAACACTTCATTTGCCACCATGTTAGCATTGTATGAAGTGATATAGGTATTGTATGCCAAAACATCAAGAATGGTCGATAAATTTGACCCTTCAAAGTCATAATCAGTAAAATTGGAGTTTTCTTTGAGATATTCTCTAAGAGTTGTCTTAACCTGATTAAAATCAAGGTTAGAAAAGTTAGATAATGGCATTTTTACCTAGTTTGTTGCAAAATGAATTGTAATTCTTGAGGTGGAATATCAGCACCAACGACTTCATACGTAATTTTTACGTCGAAACTATTATTATCAAAGTTTGGAAAGGTCTCAACATCAATTAAATCAACTCTCGGTTCATAATTATTGATTGATTGACGAATTTGATCACGGATTGTAATTGCAGAAAGGTCATCAACATTTTCAAATAATGATTGACTAATTTCTGAACCAAAATCTTCATTAAAAAACTTCTCTCCCGGCACCGTAAAGACGATATTTCGGATAGAACGTGCTATTGCATTCTCATTTTTCAAACCAATCAAGTCCCTGTTAAGGGGATTGCTTTGAAATGACATACTAAGGTCTTTAAAACCTTGACTGACACGTTCTAAAGGCACAAAAATACAGCGATTATAATGTATTTATGACTTATCTTCAATCTTTTTTTCGTTTTTTTCAGTATTTTCTCTTTCTTTTGCGGTCTTCCAGAAATATTCATCCTCACGTCCCATACCAAGACGTTCAAATCCATTTTCTACCTGATAATATTGCGTTGAAACCTTAAAATCAGGCATTTTTGGATCAACAGGTGTCAAACTATTATCATAGATACGCATTCTATTGTTAGGATATAATGCATACTGACCATTTTCTAACTCAATAAGATTATGTGACTTATGTTCTGCAGGGTTTTCACTAGTCGCATAGTCTACTACCTCAGGATCTTGGTGATAATTGTCTATCGTACAGATATAAGTACCCTTCTGAATACCAAAGTCCCTTGTATACAGTTCATAGTCCATACTACCAATAAACTGCTTGGTAACTGCTACTACACCATAATCCATACAATTCCAGAACTGTAGGTTAGGAAGGTCCATATCGGGGCTAGGAACCTCTGGAGCAGACACAAACGCACTAATAGGTAGTTTATCATACATTGCCGCATATTCCGGCAAATACGTCTCAAAATAAAAAGTGCGTCCAGGTATCGACTTACACGATACCCAAACGCCTTTTACAAATTCACCATGACCAGATTGATGATCAGTGAGATATTCTTTTCTTACCCATACTTCAACTGAAGGTAGGTTACAGATTAATGCAGCCATTATGTATTAATGTAACTGCACTATTTAATCAACGACCTTGCCCACGATAACGTTTCTTCTTTCCATTACGAGAAGTCGCAGAAAGCAACGTATTTTGTGACTTTCCTTGACGAGTTTTCTTCGGGGCACTCTTTACATAAGTACCACCTTTCATCATTGCCATAACTTTAATTCCTTTAATACGAGACACGAGGTGGGAAGGACTCTAACCTTCCCTGTAATCAATTAATCAAATGACACGAGTTTTTTCGTGCCCAACACGAATGCGAGGATCACACCAGATATCAAATCCTTCTTCCTTTGCATCAAGACAGAATGAGACATCCTCACCACACATGTCCTGTACATTCCCACTCTCAAAGATTTGCATCTTAGGTGCAAACCAAGGGTATTCCAGATTCTCAAAGACTCCCTTCTTAATCAGTACCCAACCAAATCCTGTATAATCAACAGTAAAAGGTTTACGTCGTTTCTGGATGGAATCGACAGTTTCGTGATTCATCACTCCACCATTCTTACGGAATTCATCTTCATCCAACCAATGTGCGACAGATGTTGTGACTCCATCTTCAGTGGCATACCAACCAGCAGTAATCTCTTTCTCTGTACCATCTTCTGCAATTGCCATATCACACAACTGCCAAAACTTATTTGTATCAAATACAATGTCTGAGTCAATCCACAGTTGATAGTCATAATTCAGTTTGCCATCCCAAGGAACTTGCTTAGGTCCTCGCAGTACATTTGCACCCAAACACTTACAACGTGCAAAGTTAACCATAGATGAGTAATCTTGACTGATCTGAATACTCATTCCATTCTGTACCATGTCAAAACAAAGTTGTACAAAATTCTTCAAGAATGTAAAAGAACATCCTCGACCGGGCAAACAAAATACAATTGTCTTACCCTTCATCCGTTCTTTAATTGCTGCAATATCCCACTCTTCTTTCTTCTTTGGTTTAGGGGCATTTGCCTTAACAGTGAATCCTTTTGCCATAACTTTGAATTTGCTTCAGTTCAATTATAGTATGTGGTATGTATAATGTCAATATCAGAAACCTTGACCGGTTTCCTCTACTTATCAGTATGAATCTTCACCAGTAGGTTCTGTTGTATTATCCGAACCTACTCTAAGGGGGCGATTACATTCCTCAAATGATAAATCCTCAAGTTGATAATCTGTCTGCATTAGACCAACCATCCCCTTGAGGGTATTCCATGTATTATTAAATTGTTCCTCAGTAAGATTGTTATATAAACACTCTTTCTTTGCGTAAATGTGATAAACCTTATCCATAAAAATTTTTTGCGGGAAATTTTTTTTCCTCTAATGAAATCGAACTTCGCATTATATATCGAGGTCGATCTGTCACCTCTGTAGGTTAGGGTAGTTAGTCGTTTTTATATACGGGGGGCAACGCGGCACCGCACCATAACAACAACCGGCATAAACACTGTGGTTCACGGTGTTACTCCCCTCCATATAATAGCACGGAGGAGAGTGACTGTCAACCCACGAAGATCACCAACGGACAGGTTTACTCAGATCCTCTACGTAACTGTCAATCAACCTCTCAGATCCTTGGAGTTCAAACAACTGCTCCCAATCAATCTGGTGCGGATCAAAGTCATCCATCACTTCAAGATCTAACGTGATTCTATAACGTTGCTTCTGTGCTTGCTGATAGACAACTGACATGATTGACTCCGTTGGTAGTGACTTTGTAAGTATAGAATAACTGAGAGATATTGTCAATCTTCCACCTGTTATTTATTAGAAAGACTGATATTTTTTGAATGTCAATCCTCAGAAAAACTTATGACTGCCCCCTTGACATTTCTGCGAGTTCGTGATAGACTGCTGCCCAAGATCACTACTCCTAGACACATTTAATTGACCAATAAAACCACTGCAAAGTAACTCCGAAGACACCCCAGATACACCACTAAGTAACTCCATTTACAAAAGTGTTAAGAACGATACAAACAACGCATATACATTTAAAAAACCTTTTTTAATATAAAAAAAGCATAATCTTGTATATATGAGTACAAAAAGGGGGTGTTTTTAGCACCCCTTCGTTTATATCAGAAGTTCACAGGTTGACCACTGAAGTCAACTGCATCTGACGAAATCACCTCCTCATTTGTATCAGTAAGTGCATCCAAGATTTGGAGCATTTCATTACCAGTGTTGGCAACTTTCAGCATACCGATCATCACTTCTTTGGACATAATAACAGAGGGTTTGTGTTAGTGTGTTTGGTT